AATGCCTGCCAGCCCCAAGCGTCAGGGCCAGTTAAAAAGCCCCAGATGAAAAGCCCGGCCAGCGTCATGCTGGCCAAAGCTTCTAGAACGATTGCAAGGCGGGTCATTGCTCTGCCTCCTGTAGCGTTATGGGGTATTCCATGCGGGTGCAACGCTCTTGCGCCTCTTGCCAAGTCTGAAACAATTCCTCTCCGACGTACCTGTCCCCGAATAGCTGGTCGATGCCAGCGATGACCCACAGTTGAGTCTTGTCTTGCTCTGTCATTGCTTTGCCTCCTTCATAAATAACTGGCAACGTCTCTTCGCGTTGCTTATGTCGTTCATGGCCCAATCCAGCACGTCCGAATTCACAAACCCGGTCTCGTGCAATTCTGCCTCTGCCGTGGCCAGTGAGTTAAGAGCGCGTGCGGCTCTGGTATAAGCCTCACTGACTGGCGGTGTCGCCTCCCGGCGTCGTTTGGTTCTTGTGTTGTCCATGTCTATGCCTCCAATCCCTTTTGTTGACGGTACACTTGCACCAACCCGGCGTGATAACCACGCTGGGACTCGGTGTCTGCCGGGTCAACCCGGAACATATACAGCGCGTCGTCTAGGTCATAGACTTGGCCCTTTGCCACCTCTAGCTTGGCGGCATGAATGCCCCGGATGTAGTCCCGGTTAAGCTCAACAATATCTCCCATTTCTAAGCCACTCCCTTAGTGTGTGATGAATGCGACGGGCTTTGAAGCTTGCCAGCACAAGCCACAAGCGCCGCATGATGGGGCCAGCGTTTCCTCGCCTTTCTTGGCAAGCTGGCCGGTGGTCTTGCTGATTTGCGTCGGACAGGTGAAAGCCTGTTTAGACGCCAGCAAGTCTTGGGTGCGTTCATCGTCTGCCGACAATGCCGCAAAACTGTCATTGAATGAGCCAGAGAACCGGACAGCCCACCGAATGCCGCATTCCCGGCGCAAGGTGGCCAGAGCTTGGCCTATGGCCCGCTCTTGGCTGTCAACAGCGTCTGGTTGATTGGCCGTGTATCCGTATACATGCAGCGCCGGGAACATGCCGAGCCATTTGGCCCATTGCGCGACATAGGCGACGGAATAGAAGTCGCCAAGGACATGCAAGCGCACTAAAAAGCCATTCGGGTGCTTGGCTTGGTAATGGGCAAGGTCTGATTCTATTTGCTGCAGCAAAGCATCGTCCGCCTTGTACCGTGTCGCGTTCATCATGTTATTGCCATAGCAATCATTCCAATGGGCGCAAGAGCGCGGGCAGGTGGCGCGTTCTTCCAGTGTCAAAGTGAAGATGGGAAAGCCAGACAGCTTGCCCTTGGTTACACGCTTGCCAAGCTTGGCGTTGGTGCTGGCTTTAATTGCCCGCTCGGTCTTGGCCATACCATCGGCCACGCTCTTAGCCCGCAAGTCATGGTAAACGCTACGTCCGGCCATTACGGCCATTTCAGTCTTGGTTAATTGTTTCATCGCTTTGCCCTCCAGCACGATTGAACATGATTCACATATGGCGCATTGGTTGCGCCTAGTCAATAGCAAAAAGCACGGCAAAGTAAAAAAAAGACACAGGCATGTTGTGAGCGTGTATATACTAAAGCATGACGATGGATGGTTGCGATGATGGTTGCGATGATGGTTGGTTGTGCCTGTCAGTAAACACAGAGAAGACACATCCACACGCGGCAATGTATATATGTGGCATTTATGCAACAGTGTTGCCCTGGCGCAACAGTGACATATCCGCAACAGTGTTGCATCGCGGCCACAGGCAGGGGGGGATGTTTGGAGCCCGACCACCCCCAGCGCGCGGGGCCACTCTGTATATGTGTTAACTGACCTCTGCACACTCACACATCACTCACACTCGGAGGAACCATGGGCAAGATTACGAAGGCAAACACGACACGGGTCATTGAGCTACTGAGCGAAGGCCATAGCTTGGTGAAGGCTTGCGAGGGCGCGGGCATATCCCGTGCTGGCGCATACAAGCGCATGAGGGCCGATGAGGAGTTTCGGGCGGCTGTGTACACGGCAAGGGCTGAGAGCGCTGAGAAGGCTCTGGAGGAGCTTGACGGCATGTATATGAACGCACTGGAGGGGCGTAAGAGGTATGACCCCAACATACTACGGGACTATGCGCAACACGTGCGCTGGCGTGCTAAGACTTCTATGCCTGAGCAATATGGCGAGTCCAAGAACCGGGCTGGCGTCGAGGTGAGTGACGGCACGGTTCGGATTCTGTGGGAGACAGATTGATGAAATGTCCTAATTGCGAAACAGGAATGATACATGGCGGGGACCACGATGACGAAGACATGAACGGACGTGGTTACATAGCTAGCAATCTAATTTGCCCTGACTGCGATACATTCATGCTTATTTACACGCCAATAGAGGACTCAGATGGACGTTAAGATTCCCTACAAGCCTCGCGCCTTACAGGCAGAGATGCACAAGGAGTTGAAGAGATGGAATGTGTTGGTGATGCACCGCCGCTTCGGCAAGACGGTGTGGGCAGTGAACCAGCTAATCAAGACGACGCTGACCTGCCCGTTGCCTCGACCGAGGACGGCTTTTGTAGCTCCTACCTTTGCTCAGGCGAAGCGAATAGCGTGGGACTACGTCAAGTTTTACGCGGGCGTGATTCCAGGCGTGACCTTTAACGAGACAGAACTGCGGGCTGACTTTCCGAATGGTGGCAGGATTATGTTGCTGTCTGCTGAGAACCCTGATGCCCTTCGAGGAATATATTTGGATGAGTGTGTCTTCGATGAGTTCGGGATGCAGAACCCAAGGGTGTGGGGGGAGGTTGTGAGACCGGCCTTGTCTGACAGGCAGGGGTCGGCATGTTTTTTGGGAACCCCGGCGGGCCACAACCATTTCCATGATTTGCTAGAGACGGCCAAGAGTCAGTTGGCAGAGAACAGCAGCGATTGGTATTTTAAGATTTGCAAGGCGAGTGAGACGGGCATCGTCAGGCCGGAGGAATTGGAAGCGGCTCAGGTGCAGATGACGCCGGAGCAGTACGAGCAAGAATACGAGTGTTCGTTCACAGCGGCTATTATTGGTGCGTATTACGGCAAGCTGCTGACAGATGCAGATGACAATGGCCGTATAACGCGAGTGCCATATGACCCGGCCTATCCTGTGCATACGGCCTGGGACTTGGGCATTAACGACTCGACAGCCATTTGGTTTGCGCAGGTCTTCCGTGGCGGTGCAGTTAATATAATAGATTATTATGAGAGTAGTGGTGTGGGGCTGGACCACTACGCTGATGTGCTGAACCGCAAGGAGTACACCTATGGGGACCATCTGGCACCGCATGACATCGAAGTGCGGGAGCTAGGCTCCGGCAAGTCACGGCTTGAGACTGCGTATTCGCTAGGTCTGAGGTTTCGTGTTATACCTAAGATGAAGGTCGCAGATGGCATTAACGCAGCGCGTATGTTAATACCTAAATGCTATTTTGACCGCGACAAGTGCGGCGAAGGCTTGGAGATGCTCCGGCAGTACAGGCAGGAATGGGATGAGAAGCGTAAGATTTTTAGAGACCATCCGCGACATGACTATACGAGCCATGCTTCGGATGCTTTCCGCTATCTCGCGACTGGCTTGGAGAACCGAGAGGTTATGCGAAAGCCTCCACAGCAGGTTGCGCAAAGCGAATACAACCCCTTCACGCTATAGGAGAGACTGATGGCTAGCTCAACAAGTGGTGGCAGCACCGGGGGCGTTAGCCGCCAGCCAGCCACAATCAAGGCAAAGGCAGGGACAAAGCCTGGCGAAGAGGGACGCTACACGCTGCCTTCAACCGGCACTATCAAAACGACCACGATGGACCCTGACAAGCTCACAGCTAAACGCCAAGAACGTGCTGCGGCTATTTCTGAGCGTGGCGGTGGCGTAGGTGCTGAAAAGGATTATGAACGTGAGTCTTCTATATCTGAGCTTAAAGGCCGGTTAAGGGAAACACTCCCTGGGTTTTTAGGCGGCATGAGCCGGGTTAGCCTTGAAGGACAGATTTCTGCTTTGGAAGAGGGTGCAACCCCGGTCAAGATTGAAACCCCTAGCGGCGATTTTTTGACTGTTGGGACTGTCACAGGAAAAGGCGACTACATAGGCCGCGCTGAGTACGCCGACATTGCAAAAGAGGCAGCCAAGGGTACAACGACAACCCTTCCGTTTATTGAAACTACGGTAGAGGCAGCAGAAGAACGTGCAGCAGCCCTACGCGCAGAAGAAGAGCCTTCTACCATTATTACCCCAGAGGTTACGCCAGAGGTTACACCGGAAGCTGATGCAGCCATGCTTGGCGAAGGCGAAACAACTCGTCGCCGTCGTGCAAAACGCGCTGGCGCTGCCGGTACCCTGCTTGAAGGCGGCGGTGTTCTTTATGAATAGGAGATTTAGATGAGCTTTTTGACTCCATCCATGCCAACCCCACCTCCCCCGCCACCTCCTCCGCCGGAGCCGGATATTGGCCGTGCGCGTGTACTGGCTGAAGAGGCAGAAATGGAAGCCCGTAGTCGCCGCAAGGGCCGAGGCTCAACCATTGTCGCTGGTGCGCTGGGGGACACTGTCCAGCCTACTAACGGCAAACCAACATTGATGGGTTAGATATGGCACAGGAAGCAGCCCCGCTAATCAAGCGGTTCGATTCTCTTAAAAGCCGCCGTGATAATTGGGACACCCACTATCAGGAACTGGCTGACTACATGCTGCCTCGCAAGGCGGACATCGTGAAGAAACGCTCTCGCGGTGAAAAGCGCATGGAGTTGATTTACGACGGCACTGCGTTGCAATCCATCGACCTGATGGCCGCTTTCCTCCATGGCATGCTTACCAGCGGTGCATCGCCTTGGTTTCATCTGGACATCAAAGATGAGGCGCTGAATCGGGACGATGACGTGCGCGAGTGGCTGCAAGACACCAGCATGCGCATAATGCAAGCCTTCCAACGCTCAAACTTTGAGACTGAAGTCCACGAGGCGTATGTGGACCTTGTGGTGTTTGGCACCGCTTGCATGTTTGCTGAGATGGACCGTGACAAGCTGCGGTTTAGCACACGGCACATTTCTGAATACTACGTTTCCGAAGACCAGTACGGCATGGTCAACACCGTGTTCCGTATGTACAAGTCCACCGCAGCACAGGCTGTGGAGCGCTTTGGCTTTGATAACGTCGGTAGCTTCATCCAAAAGAAATTTGAAAAGACTCCTGATGAGGAAGTCGAGATTCTGCATGCTGTCCTGCCACGCATTGCGCGGGATGTGACAAAGCAAGACAATCTCAACATGCCGTATATGTCGGCCTATGTTTGCAAAAGCACCGGTATGATTATTTCAGAAGGTGGCTTTGAAGAGTTACCTTATGTCGTGCCGCGCTTCCTGAAGGCAACCGGCGAGACCATGGGCCGTTCTCCGGCCATGACTGCACTGCCCGATGTGAAAATGCTGAACCTGATGTCCAAGACCATCATCCAGGCAGCACAAAAACAGATTGACCCACCGCTTCTGGTTCCTGATGACGGCTTCCTGCTGCCTATCCGCACCCAGCCTGGTGGCCTCAACTTCTTCCGCGCAGGCACTAGAGAGACGATTACGCCACTGAACACGGGCGCAAACATTCCGATTGGCCTGAACATGGAAGAGCAGCGCCGTGCTGCTATCCGCCAAGCGTTTTATGTTGACCAGATTATCAGTGCTGGCTCCGCGCAGATGACTGCGACAGAGGTTATACAGAGGCAAGAAGAGCGTATGCGCGTCATTGGCCCTGTGCTGGGCCGTTTGATGAACGAGCTTCTTCGTCCGCTGATTGACCGTGTGTTTGCGCTGATGTTGCGCAACGACATGCTGGCACAGCCACCAGAAGTGTTGCAGGGATTGGATATTGATATTGAGTACGTTTCGCCTCTGGCACGCGCTCAAAAGTCCAGCAGCCTGAACAACACCATGCGGGCGCTTGAGATTCTCCTGCCGCTGGCTCAAAGCCTTCCGGTCGGAGACCACATCGACCCTGACGGACTTGTCCGGCATGTGACCGACGCGCTTGGCGTTCCCAAGAAAACCCTTCGCTCTCAGCGTGAGGTTGACGAGACACGGCAAGCACGGGCGCAAGCAGAGCAAGAAGCTATGCAACGGCAGCGTGACCAAGAAGATGTCTACACAACCGCGCAAGCCGCGCAGGCAGTCAGGATGGTGGGACAGTGAAAGACATCGAAAAGCTGAAGCATATGTACACCGAAACCTTCAACAGCGAAGCTGGGCAGAAGGTTCTCAGAGACCTTGAGGCGCGTTCAAACTGGCGGGCCTTGAGCTATGTGGCGGGTGACCCCAATGCCACAGCCTTTGAAGAGGGCAAACGTGCCGTTCTTCTTCACATCCACAACATGATGACACAGGAGTAACTATGTCAGAGGAAGCTATCGAACAGGTAGCCCAGTCTGAAGCTGCACCGGCAACTGATGCCGGGACTATGCTGGAAACCCCAGCGGAAGTAGCACAGGGCGGGTCTGGTAACGATTTCTTGCAAACAATACCGGAGGAACTGAGAGACCATCCAAGCCTCTCACCAATTAAAGACGTAGAGAACCTTGCGAGGTCTTACGTCAATGCGCAGCGCCTGATTGGTGCTGACAAGATTCCAGTCCCCGTAAACCCAACCGACGAGGATTTGGACAATATTTACAACAGGTTAGGTAGACCAGAGACTGTTGATGGCTACGAGATTGCTGTCGATGGTAACGTAGTCACGGAGGAGGTGGCTCAGTCTTACGCTGACATAGCGCACAAACTGCGCCTGACACCTGACCAGGCCAGCGGCATCATGGACTACTATCGCAGCATGGCTTCACAAGCCTCTGAGATGTCAGTCGAGGCTGAGACGCAGCAACGTAGCCAGACAGAAATGGAGTTGCGCAAGGAGTGGGGCGACGACTTTACCGCCCGGATTGAAGACGCTGGTAAAATTGCACAGCAGTTTGGCGGCGGTGAGTTGCTTGAGATGCAGCTTGCTAATGGCACCAAAGTGGGCAACCACCCTGATTTCATTAAGGCATTTGCAAAAATGGCTGAGTTCAGGCAAAGTGTGACTAGTGAAGACACCGTTTCTGATGCACCGACAGGGAGCATGGTGAGTCGTCAATCAGCGCAGCAAGAGATTGATGCGATTATGAATGACAAGTCACATGCGTATTGGGACCGCAAGAACGTGATTGGCCGCCAACAGGCCATTGAGCGTGTGCAAGATTTGATGGGTGTGCTACATGGAACATGATGATGTGGTCCAAGTGCGCCTTGAGTGCTTACGTTACGCGATTGAGTTTGGAACCGCGCGTGACGTTGTAGACCCCGCCCGACTCGCGGATAAATACTTCGAGTGGGCGATGCAGGGTAGCGGGGAAACCCGTCCTGCCGACAACCGGAAAGACGGTGGCCGCAAGCAGGTCCGAAAAGCTAGGAGTGTCCGAGAGGGTAGCACACCGGAATCTAGTGCAACTGTAACGTAGAAGGAGAGACATTATGTCTACTCAAGTAACTACGGCGTTTGTACAACAGTATTCTGCGAATGTGCAGATGCTTGCACAGCAGATGGGTTCCCGTCTGCGTGACACTGTGCGCATCGAGAATGTTGTTGGCAAGAACGCCTTTATCGACCAGGTCGGAGTAGCAACTGCGCAACTGCGTAGCACTCGCCACGCCGACACCCCTCAGATGGATACGCCACATGCGCGTCGTCGCCTGAGCCTCGCATCGTATGAGTACGCCGACCTTATCGACGACCAAGACAAGGTCCGTATGCTCATCGACCCAACCTCGTCCTACGCTCAGGCCGCTGCTGCTGCCATGGGCCGTGCCATGGACGATGTTATCATCACTGCATTTGATGCTGCTTCCAACACTGGTGAGACCGGTTCGACTTCGACCGCTTTCGACACCAACCAGGATGTTGCGGTTTCTGTCGGTGGTGCTGACACCAACATGAACCTGACCAAGCTGCGCGAAGCCAAGAAGCTGCTGGACCAGGCTGACGTTGACCCTTCGATTCCTCACTACATCGTAATGGGTCCAAGCCAAATCCACGCACTGCTTGCTGACACCAGCGTTACCTCTGCCGACTTCAATACTGTCAAGGCTCTGGTACAAGGTGAAATCAACCAGTTCATGGGCTTCAACTTCATCATGTCGAACCGTCTGTCGGCTGACGCCAACAACGTCCGTACTTGCTTTGCCTGGGCCGAAGAAGGTCTTGCGCTTGGCGTTGGTAAGGATGTGTCGGCTCGTATTGATGAGCGTGCGGACAAGGGTTATTCAACTCAGGTCTATTACTGCATGGATATCGGCGCTACACGGATGCAAGAGAACATGGTTGTTCGCATCAAGTGTGACGAAGATGACCTTGACGGCGCAGCGTAAGGGAGATTGAGAGATGACAACCAAAAACTCTGACCTCATCGCCAACCTTGAGGCACTCCCGCAGGTAGCAAATGCAGCTTCTGAGCTTGGCGGCCGCGTCCGCATTGCTCAGGGCAACGTGGCACTTGCTGCAACCGACACTAACGATGACGACATCGTTATGCTGGCTCCTGTTCCAACCCATGCGACCCTCGTGTCTGTCCGTGTAGGCTCTGATGCCTTGGGCGGCTCCTGCGCCTACAATGTTGGTTTCTACACCAACGCTGGCGTGGTTGTGGACGAGGACGCTCTGGCCACTGCTGTTGCCGATGGCGCTGGCGTAGCGGAACTCCGTTACGAAGTGCTTGACCTCAACACCACTGGTCAGCAGGTTTGGGAACTGGCGGGTCAAAGCTCTGACCCAAGTGACGTATACTACGTTGCTGCCACGTTCAGTGCCGAAGGCGCTTCCGCTGGTGACATGGCGTTCATCATTGAGTACGTCGTAGACTAACTAGATAAGGGGGGCGGCTTGACACCGCCCTCCTTTGCTCCAATCCGAGGGCCGGGTAGGTGGAGTTCAATAGAGATTTTAGGTACGACTTGAAAGTCGGGCAGATGGCGGAAAGCTGGTTAGCCGACATACTCATGTCAAAAACCATTGAGATTAAGAGGGACTTCAAGGCTTCACGAACCGGCAAGGTGTTTGTGGAGTTTTTTTCTAGGGGAAAGCCGTCAGGTATATCCACTACTGAGGCAGATTTCTGGGCGTTTATTGTGGACGGCGAAACTGTGGTAATATTACCCACAGAACGACTCAAGGCTCTTGTGCAAGAAGCGAAGGACGAGGGCAAGATTTGGAAGGGCGGCGACTCGAATACGAGCCAGGGCGTCCTTGTTAATTTGGAAAGGTTAGTAAAGTAATGCCATCCGTAGTGGACATCTGTAACGAGGCAATGGACCTGTTGGGTGCAGCTACAATTACTGCACTTACCGAAAACTCTAAAGAAGCCCGGCTGTGCAACCGCAGGTTTGAAACTGTTAGAGACGCTGTTATACGAGCGCATCCTTGGAATGTAGCGATTACCCGCGCCTCGCTTGCCAAAGACTCAGAGACTCCGGCCTTCGGGTTTGCTAATCAATTTACTCTCCCAACCAACCCGTATTGCCTTCGCGTGTTGTCGTTTTGGAACAGCAACATCGACAGCGACGTAGCCCCGTATGACAGTGAGGTCATGTTTAAGATTGAAGGCCGCAAGGTTCTTAGCAACGAGGGGACTTGCAAGATTACTTACTTAGCTAGGGTTACCGACACAGAAACATACGACCCTCTGCTCTCCAGCACTATTGCACACAAACTGGCCGCAGAGACGGCCTATGCTATTACAGGCAGCACAACGGTAAGCCAGTCCATGCAACAGCTATACGAGTTGCGGCTGCGTGAAGCCCGTTCTGCTGATGCTATGGAGGGTATGCCTGACAAGCTGATTGCAGATGACTTCATAAACATCAGGTTCTGATATGGCCCGCGTTTCAACTATTGTCACAAACTTTCAAGCGGGCGAGTTTTCGCCGCGCCTTGAAGGCCGTATTGACCTGCAAAAGTATAACTCCGGCGCACAGAAGCTGGAGAATATGCTTATCTTCCCACAGGGTGGCATCACTCGCAGACCAGGCACCAAGTATGCTGGCACGTCAAAAGACGGTGGCAAGGTGCGGCTCATCGACTTCCAGTTTAGTGACGAACAAGCCTATGTCCTTGAATTTGGGGCAAATTATATCCGCTTCTTCAAAGACGGTGGGCTGCTGACAGAAGCAACCAAGTCCATCACTGCCGCAACACAGGCTAACCCTGTTGTCGTTACGGCTAGCACTCACGGCTATTCCAATGGTGACCGCGTGTTCATCAAGGATGTCGCTGGCATGGTGGAGTTGAATAACCGTGAATTTACGGTTGCTAACAAAACGACCAACACCTTCGAGCTTTCCGGCATCAACGGGACTGGCTTCACGGCCTACACCAGCGGCGGCACATCCGGCAAGATTGTAGAGGTCACGACCACCTACACAGAAGCACAGGTCTTCGAGCTAAATCATGTGCAGTCTGCTGACGTTCTGTATCTTGCGCATAAGGACCATGAGCCAGCAAAGCTGACCCGCACGACAACGACAAGCTTCACGCTGACGGACATCGACTTTGTTGACGGCCCGTGGCTGGATGAGAACACCACAGACACTACGATTTACTTTTCTGCGGAAACAGGCACAGTGACGGTCACTGCCTCTGCTGACGTCTTTAGCTCCGATGATGTAGGCCGGTTTATTCGCACTCGTGAAATCCTTGAGATTGCACATGACGAGTGGGCGGCGAGTACGAGCTATGCTAACAATGCAACGGTCAGGTTTGGCGGGCATGTCTATAAGAACGTAACCGGCAGCACCGTAAGTTCGGGGAATACGCCGCCTGTGCATCTGACCGGCACAGAAACTTACGGGACTATTGATTGGGAATACCGGCACGACGAGTTTGGTCATGTAGAGATTACGGTTTTTACTAGTGCCACCGAGGTTACTGCTGTCGTGCATGAAGACCAGTATGGAAACTCAACGCTACCAGACAGTTCTGTCGGCTCCTCCAATGCCAACACCCGCTGGTCTCTCGGTGCATGTGGCGGCGACCAAGGCTTCCCACGCGCTGTAGCGTTCTACGAGGAGCGCCTGTACTTTGCTGGCACAACAGGCCAGCCACAAACCATCTTTGGCTCTCAGACTGCTGACTTCGAGAACATGACACCCGGCCTGAACGATGACGATGCAATCAACGTTACCATCGCATCGGACCAAGTGAACGTCATTAAGCACATGATTCAGGGCCGCTTCTTGCAGCTTCTGACAACAAGTGCAGAGTTCACACTGTCAGGTGGTACCGGCACCCAGCCAGTTACGCCGACTAACGTGAACGTCCTTCGTGAGACAACCTTTGGCTCATCTGACGTGCGCCCTATCCGCGCTGGCTCCAGCACCATCCTTATTCAGAAGGGGCAGGAGAAGGTCAAAGAGGTCACATTCGACTTGGACACTGACGGGCTTGTAGGGCGTGACCTTACAATTCTAGCGGAGCATATTGCCCGTGGCGGTCTGACCGACATGATTTGGCAGCAGGAGCCGGAGCTTATCCTGTGGTTTGTGCGCACAGACGGGGTTCTTATCGGCCTTTCATATGACCCACAAAACCAGACTATTGGGTGGCACACTCACCCAATGGGGGAGTCTGGGGTTGTGGAGAGTATAACGGCTATACCTAGCGGCGCTGAGGACCAGGTTTACTTGTCGGTCAAGCGCACCATCGACGGTTCTGTTGTGCGCCACATCGTGTTCATGGAGAATATCTACTTCGGCACAGACGTCTCGGATGCTTTCTATGTAGACTCCGGTCTGACATATGACGACACCGCCACGACCACGATTACCGGCCTGAACCACCTCGAAGGTGAGGCGGTGCAGATTCTAGCTGATGGCGCGGCACATGCTGACAAGACGGTTAGCGGTGGTGCGGTGACGCTGGACCGCAGCGCAAGCACGGTGCATGTGGGTTATTCCTACGATTCTAAAGTTCAAACGCTGCGCATGGAGGGCGGGGCTGACGACGGGGTATCTCAAGGCAAAATCAAACGCATCCACGGGGCTACCATCCGGTTCCTCGACACGGTGGGTGCTGAGATTGGGCCTGACGAAGATAACCTGGACCGTCTGCCCTTCCGCGACAGCAGCATGGCCATGGATGAGGCCGTGCCAATGTTTGATGGGGACAAGGAGATTTCGTTCCCGTCAGGTTATGACAACGACGCCAGAGTTTTCGTTAGACAGACGCAGCCCCTGCCTATGACCATTCTGGCAGTTATGCGGAGGTCTAACACATTCGATGCTTAATATACGACCATACAAACAAGAAGATGTGTACGACATCGAGTTGGATTACGAGTTCGACAGTGCTTCTCGTGCAGGGTTACTGGGTCATAACGAGATAGTTGCCTACACGCTTCTAGACGATGACAAGGTAATGGCTGTCGGCGGTGCGCACGTTATGTGGTTTGGGGCGGGGGAAGCATGGGTGCTGGTATCGCCGGAGTGCCTTGGCAAGCCAGCATCCTTTGCCCGTTATGCAAAAAAGCTGTTTGATAGTATATTGCAAGACACAGAGCTACGCAGGGTGCAAGCCAGTATTCATGTAGATGATGACCGGGCATACAGGTTCGCAGAGTGGCTTGGGTTTGAGAACGAGGGCGTGATGCGCAAGTACGGCGTTGAAGGTGACGATTATTACAGAATGGCGAGGGTGGCGTAATGGAACCGACCACCATCATGGCTGCTGCGTCCGTTGCCCAGGGGGTTATGGGCTTCAAGGGCAACCGCGCTGCTGCACGACAAGCTGCCGCTGTTGGTGAATACCAAGCCCAGGTAGCAGAAAACGAGCTTATCCTCACGCAACGCGCCCGCCGCAACCAAGAAGTGTCTCTGCGTAGGAACTCAGAAAGACTAAAGGGGTCACAGAGAGTAGCTACCGCAGCTTCCGGGATACAGATGTCCGGTAGCCCCCTTGAGGCCATGAAAGACACTTACTTCAATACCGAAGTTGACGCTTTGCGCATCCAATACGCGGGCAGCGTAGAAGAAGCAAATGCCGCTTCAAATGCAGCTATGGCTAGGATGACAGGGAAGGCGCAGGCCTCTGCTTACAACATGGCGGCTTTGACAAGCGTTGTTGGAGCAACTTCTGCTATGGCTAATTTCCGACAGCAACAAACGCTGCTTGGGCAGCGAACCGCCGCATATGATGCGCAAGTTGGCTTCCAGAACAGGATGCTGGCGCTTGAAAAATCAAGATACCAAAAGGAGCTTAGTGCCTAGCTATGCCAAGAATCCCGCTTTACGCAAAGGGCGCTGGCCCAACAGTTGAATTGGCCACGGGTCAGCTTGGGGCAAGGCCAAGCGCTGGCGCGTTCACTGCGCCTGGAGAGGCTATGGCGCGGATGGGTCAGGCTGTTGGCCGTGCCGGTGCCACGTTTGCAGAAGGCCAAATGCGCATTGAAGAGGGGCAACTAAAAGCCGAAAAGGAACGCCAGTCAAACGAAATTGAGTTTCAGCGGCGTCAGAAAAAAGTTGAATTTGACTTTGCTGTCGCGGAGCGAGATGCCGAAGACAGGCGTATTCTTGCAGAGGAGGCAGACCGCGCTGTTGTGGCCACTAGCGGGTTCCTTGAGCAAAACACAGACACTGACACTCAAACTTTTAATCAGAATTTTGAGACGCACCGCAGCAAGCTAATCTCTGAGGTTGAAGGCCGGGATTACACCCCACGCCGCAAAGCTTTGGTCGAGAACGCTATTAGGCAAAGCACTCGCGCGCAACGCAGTAGTGGCGCAAATCAAGCCTTTGGGCGCGGCCAGGTTGCGCGTACCACCGCCGCTGAAACGACCATCTACACAGCTATGAACCAAATATCTTTGTATGCGGATGGACATCCCGAAAGAGTTGCGTTGCTCAACAGCATTGAAACCACTTTTGTTGACGCCGAGAAAAATGGCCTAAGGATGAAGTTTACAAGGGCGGGGGTCCAGCAACAGGTACTTTACCAAGACTACAACCGTGAAATTGCCGGTGCCGGAAGTCACGAGGAAGTAGCCGACATCCTATTGAGGTTGCGATTTGATGGTAGCGTTAGCCAAGCAAACCGAGAGAAGTTGATTGTTGACCTGAACCAAACTGAAACAAAGCTTTTTAATGACGCGCGAGACTCTGCTGCTGGGGTTTTGAACAGCGCAAATATGTCTTCGAGGGAGCAATCAGAAATCGAGGAGGCCATTGAAGGCGCGGGTACGTATACCTTTACCATGGGGGATGGCTCATCTAGCTCTGTTGACTTCTCTCAAATGCGCTCAACAGATGTCGGCCCTATGCTGAGTATATTGAGCAGACGCTTTAAGGATGTAGAAGACCTAACGTCAAGAAACATTCTGTCTTCAGCCGAAGACGCCTACAACCCCAAAATGTCAGGGGCTGACAACGCCGCAAAGTTTTCTGAATATTACTCTGCGTCAGCAATCGAGACGCACGGAAAGACGCCGGAGCAGTTAGATGAAATTGCTTTGAACCTTGCGAATCAACACCAAGACTTTGTTACCAATATAATCAAGTCAGAGGGCGTGACTCGACAGAACTACCCAGAGATTGTAGCAAGGATTGATGCGGCTGAAGCATTGCTGACATCCGAGCTTGGCGGCCGTGCGCCTTTAAAGTTTGCAACAGGAGGGGACCAAGGCACTGTCATAGGAATACTGTCTGGCTTGGCGTCGTCGCGTGAAGACTTGCGCAAGGCTGCTGCGGAAACCGCTACATCCGAAACTCATTTGGATTTCATGAGGAGAGGCGAGTTTGAGTTCGTGGCTGGCCAAGCAACCGACAAGGAAACAAAGAAAGCTGTCAACACACGCATGGCCGAGCTTTCGGACAATGTTCCTTCGCAAATCAATGATTTGTCTAAGAACGGGACAACATATGAGACGTTTGTGTCAGTGCTGAACACACAAGCTGAACGGATTACAAACCCTAACTTTGACCCTGAAGACGCAGAGAAGGAGGGCGTTTCTGCTGCAATTGAATTGTACCGAGAAATGAAGCTGGCTGGTCGCGGCGTTGCCAACAGGCATGTGTCGGCCGAAAGCAAGAAAATATTTGAAGGCTATTTCCGTCTTGAGCCTCATTTTGGTGCAGTTGCCACCATTCGGACACTACAGCAACAGCGAGACGACATCGACGTAAACGCAAGTTACAAACAGGTTCAAAGTGGGGTCGAGTCCATCTCGGACACAGCATCACAAAGCTATTCTTGGTATCAGCACATTCCTGGCCTTGGCCCTGATGAAGACTTTGTAATCCAAAATACGTCAGAAATTCAAAGTTACGTTAGCAAAGCAGCAAAAGATTACATTAAACTTGGTGTCCCGGCAGAAGCCGCCGTTGAGCTTGCTGCAAAAGATTACGGCGAGTCTCATGTGCGCATCCGGAACATAATGGTTCCCAAGACAATGGGGATGCCCAGAAATGTTGAAGAAATGGCGACTGCCGCCGTCAAGGATTCAATCTTGAAGTATCCTTATGTCGCTGAAGAGTTTGACAGCGAAGAGCTTTCCATCCGCCCCTTAGCAGGCACAATGGACCGCTGGACACTGGTGCATAGTGGTGGTTCGCCTGTGATTGCAACAGACATTGATGACCCGAAAAGAGCATTTCCAATTGAGTTTACCCTTGATGACCTAAATAAATACATGATTACGCAAAGGTCTGACGCCGGACTCATTGAGATTGCGAAGAATACAGAAATGAACTTCCGCAAGAAGGTAGAGTTGGAGTTCCACACCCGCAGCGGGCGCTTTGAGGGTATGACTGAGTATAACGCACGGCTTAAAAGACTTCGTATTTTGCACCCGGAGCGAAGCTTCCGTTTGGAGGCTGAGGATATTAGCAAAGCCACAACATCCGTTTTGGAGCAGATGCTGGGCGTTTCTGGTTCTGAAGACTTTAGCGGCGAAGCCCCTATAGAGAAGGCTGAGTGATGAACGAAGAAGAAGACCTGCTCAGTCCCGCTAGGCCTGAAATTACGCCAACACGAGAGGCTGTTGAACGCGCCGCTGAAGCGGAGTTAGAGGCGCAAAAGCCCACCTTTGGCGAAGCTGTCCGGGCGTCTGTTCAAGAAGACTGGATGATGTCTTGGGCATTGCGCGGGCGCGAGGAGTTTGCCCCTGACCCAGACTTTCAGTTGTCTATAGAGGAGCGCCGGAAAGCAACATCTGGCCTTCCAGAAGAGTACCACGGGTTTGTCGAGGACGCATACAGTATGCCTCAACTTGAGTCTTTGCGTGAGGAGGCGTTCAAGACATACGAAAACGACCAGAAGCTTGCCCAGCTTGGCTGGGGCGGAGTTGGTATCCGCTTTGGCGTGGCCTTGGCTGACCCGGCAGCAATTGGACTTAGCGTAGCTACAGAAGGTGTGGCGGCTCCATTGATTTGGGGCAACAAGCTGACAAGGCTGCAAAGAGCTTTTCGCGGAGGTACGGCCGCAGCAGCAACAAATGCGATTGTCGAAAGTTACATTGTTAGTCAGAACGCTGTCAAAGACCCCTATGACATCTTGTATTCCGCTAGTGCTGGATTTTTGATTGGCGGCGGCCTGTCTTCCCTGGGCAGGACTGACACGTTAGACCCTATTAATGGCGCAATGGCCAACATGGCAAAGGCAGCAGACGACGCGCAGCGCGTTGAGGCCGTCGATGCCGTCAATAGTCGCATTCAGGGAGAGGGTTTGGGAGAGCAGTTCGACCGGTCTGTGGGCGCGGCTGAAAACCCGTTTGAGCCAGCACAGCAAATCTCTGACCTCCGTACAGATTTGGACAATTTCTTGGATGAAGCTGGAGACTCTGCAGACCCCGCTTATGGCAGGGGCCGATTTGACATGGCCAGTTATCTGCTGGCCTCAAAGAACCAAACCGCTAATTTTTTAGGGCGGGTTCTAGGCGAGGACGCCGTCGGTTTCCGTAAAGATGCTGGGCGACCACTTGAGGCCACTGCTGACATCATCAAGACGAATGAATTTAAATCAGCCCTTAGCCGCTACTATTCTGTGTATGACGAGGCATACAACGAATGGGCAAAGGAGCAAGGCTTTGGCTACTTCAAACGCAAGATGAATATCCCGCGCCGCCAGTTTGGTGAGCTTGTGGCGGATGCGATTGAGAATCCTGAGCTTCCGTTTTCCCCTGCCGTGAGAAAGGCTGCGCAACGGCAAGCTGAGATTAAGCGTGACCTTCTCAACGGGGCCAAGGATGCGGAGGTTCGTGGCTTTGAGACCGTTCCTGAGAACCTGCGTTATTTCACGCACCTCTGGGACTCATTCAAGTTTGTTGAGGCCCGGCATCGTTACGGGGACACAGCGATTACGCGGATTCTGACCAACGCCCTAATAAACGGCACAGAAGACTTGGACGAAGAAGCGGCCCAGATGATTGCCAAGAGCATGGCCGGAAAGCTAAACCGTGACGGCGCTGGCATGGACTCCGGCGCAGCCAGATTGTTCACAACAGATGACCGCGATGTCATGAAGCAAATCCTTGTGGAAGAGGGTTTCATGACGGACGACGAGGCTACACGCCTGTTGTCGCTGTTTGAGCAGCGTCCTGACGGCACTCCAGCACGGGCCAAGCGTAGGCTTGGGTTTAACATGGAGGAGGAGCTGTCGGTGTTTAACTCACAGACCCGTCAGCAAGAGACTCTCCGCCTCAAGGACTTGCAAGAGCGAGACGCTGAACAGGTCTTTACCTCCTATGCAGCAGGGATGTCTGGCCGTATAGCTCTGGCAAAGGTGGGCTTCAAGGACGAGACTACAATCAATCAATTCCTAGACAGAAACCTAGCAGAAGCAGAGGCCCGCGAGGGCAACAAAGGCCTGAAACGCGCACAGAAAGAGAACCTTGTGGCTCAGACCATAATTAACATGATTCTGAACCGCCGCGCTCCGTTGGCAGCAGACCCGTCTGGCAACTACGCAAGGATTGCGCGCCTGGTCCAAGACTATAACTTTATCCGCCTGATGAACCAGGTTGGTTTTGCTCAGGTCGCCGAGCTTGGCAACGCCATCAGCATTGGCGGCTGGCGGGCTGTGCTGCAACAGGTCCCAGAGATGCGCCGCATGTTGCGCAGGGCAAAAAATGGAGAGATTGAAGACGAGGTTTTGAGGGACATTGAGGCCGCAACTGGCATTGGCTCTGACCGTTTGACAAATCAGGCCATGAACCGCGCAGACACTATCGGTGTGTTCAGCGAGGGGCGTGGCGACTGGATTGACAAGGGGCTGTTTACGCTGGCCCCTTTGAAAAGAGCCACAGCAGACTTGTCTGGCATGGCCCCGATTACGTTAGCTCTTGAACGAATGGCTGCACGGGTTGCTGTCCAGACCATGACGGACCTTGCTTTTAAGGCCAGAAACCTGTCGCGCAAACGCTTGGCCGGACTTGGGCTAGACGAGGCCATGACTGAGCGCGTTTATTCGCAAATCAGGAAAAACGCTGTCAGACAGCCATCTTCTATGGTTAAGCGCAAAAAGGTTCGTGCAATCAATCTTGGGGCTTGGGATGACGCTGAGGCAAGAGATGCTTTCCTCATAGCTATATCCCGTTGGACCCGCCGCAGCATCCAGCAGAATGACGTAGGCAACCTGAACCTTTATATGACCTCAACCATGGGGCAGATTCTGACGCAGTTCCGCACGTTTATGCTGGTTTCTTATGCGAAGCAAACGCTGCATAACATCAAGGCAAAAGACTTTAGGGCTTTGTCAGCGATGCTTCATTCAGTGGCATTTGCGGGCCTTGCCTACACAGCGCAAACCCAGGTCAACGCTCAGTTTAGAGAGGACAAAGAAGAGTTCTTGAAAGAAAGGCTGTCAGTTGACGCTATTGCCAAGGCATCGTTTCAGCGTAGCTCGTGGGCATCACTGTTCCCGGCACTAGTGGACACAGGAGCCATGTTCTATCAGGACGACCCTGTCTTCGCATACCGTTCCACAGGGCTAGACACCAACCTGATTGGCGGTGTGCCTAGTGTTCAGCTTATTTCAAAGGGTCTCGGTTCAGCACAGGCTGCGTCTAGGGCGCTCCTGAATCCTGACTTGCAGTTTTCGCAGGGGCAACAACGGGCGTTGAATACGCTTGTACCTTTTCAGAACGCAATCGGCATCAAGAACGCCCTTAACAAGTTGGTGGACATGAGACCGGAAACGACCAAGGTAGACTAGGGTTCCAGCAGAGCCGCAACTGCGGTATAAAGGACCGAAGGAGTGACGCATGACAGTCAGCAGCACGAATACAAAAAACAGCTATAGCGGGGACGGCTCCACAGTCGTTTTTGCCTATACTTTCAAAGTCTTCGACGACGATGACATCCAAGTCATTCTTCGTAACGACACGACTGGCGCTGAAACTGTGCAGACCAAGACGACACATTACACTGTGTCGGGCGTGGGAAACACTGGCGGTGGCAACATTACCTTTGTAGCCGCCCCGGCAACAGGAGAGACTGTTGTCCTGATTCGCGCCATCCCGCTGACACAGACTACTGACTACACTCCTAATGACCCCTTCCCTGCTGAAACGCATGAAGAGGCGCTGGACCGCCTGACATTCATCGTGCAGGACATTGAGGAAGAGGTTGGCCGGTCCATTAAGGTGTCGCGTACCAACACCATCACCTCGTCTGAGTTCACTGTGGGTGCCACCACACGGGCAAACAAAATCTTCGCCTTCGACAGCGACGGTGACTTGGCTGTTACGCAGGAGATTGGCACATACCAAGGTACAGACGCCACGACCACGACATCTGCCTACGCCGAGCGTGACATCATCAAGTCCACCACGGCTGGACAGCTTAACAACGTATATATTTGCGTAGCTGATTCGGTAGCCGGTGACCTGCTGACTGACACCGACCATTTCGAGCTACTCGTTGACGCTGTGTCTGCCGCTACAAGTGCGACTGCTGCGGCTTCCAGTGCTACAGCGGCTGCTGCAAGCGAAACGGCTGCGTCTGCGTCTGAAAGTGCTGCGGCCACATCCGAGTCAAACGCGGCGACGAGCGAGTCTAACGCCTCTACCAGCGAAACAAATGCGGCCACAAGTGCAACCAACGCCGCTACAAGTGCTACTAACGCCGCTACCAGTGAGACAAATGCTGGCACATCAGCCACGGCTGCTGCTTCTTCGGCTACCGCAGCGGCTGCAAGTGCCACGGCTGCTGCTGCAAGTGAGTCGGCTGCTGCCACGTCCGAGACAAATGCTGCCACTAGCGAGACCAATGCAGCAACGTCTGCCACCACGGCCACTACGAAGGCGTCAGAGGCCGCTACAAGCGCCACTAATGCGGCAACCAGCGAGAGCAACGCCAGCACAAGCGAGACTAATGCGGCGACATCGGCCACGGCTTCAGCGTCATCAGCCACAGCTGCGGCGGCAAGTCAGACAGCGGCGGCGGCTAGTGCGGCATCTGCTGCGTCTGCGTTTGACAATTTTGATGACACATATCTGGGGAGTTTCTCTAGCAACCCGACAGTCGACAACGACGGTGATGCCTTGGTTGAGGGTGCGCTTTACTTCAACACCACCGCCAACGAGATGCGTGTCTACGATGGCGCAAACTGGATTGCCGCTACATCTGCTGGCAATGTCTCGCTCATTCTGTACGAGTACACAGCGACGGCAGGGCAGACCACATTCTCTGGCTCTGACGACAACAGTGCAACTCTGTCCTATACGGCAGACAATCTGCAAGTCGTGATGAACGGTATCGTCCTCGACCCGTCTGACTTTACCGCCACCAACGGCACCAGCGTTGTGCTGGCTTCTGGCGCGGCTGCCAATGACCTTGTGAACATCTATGCGTTCAAGAGCTTCACTGTGGCTGACACTGTGTCTGCGTCTGCTGGTGGTACGTTCAGTGGGAACGTGACTGTTAATGCAAGGCTTGATGTGGACAACATCCGCATCGACGGCAACACCATCAGCAGCACCGACACTAACGGCGACATTACCCTCGACCCGAATGGCACAGGTGACACGATTATTGCGTCGGGTAATTTTGGCGTAGGCACAACATCTCCAGGCGGTTTGGCAGAGTTTTACAAAGCCGGAACCTCTGAGGTTCTGATTGGCTCCGACAATGGCGGCACAGCACAACTTTCGCTGTACGAAAATGATGACGGCACAAAAGAAGGCTTTTTGAAGTATGACGGCACCAACAATCGCATCCATCTGGCCACGTCTGGCGATGCTAATGCGCTAGTCATGCCTCGTGACACCGGCTACGTCGGTCTTGGGACAACAGATTTCACTACCCAGAATGGAAGTGTTTCCAGACTTTTAAAACTAGGCGGTGCTAACAACACTGTTATTGCTGCGGAGCAAACAGGTTCAGGTAAAAATTTTATATTAGAAGCAAGAAACGAAGGACGTAGTGGCGGCGACAGATATGCTCAAATGTCATTTGCCGAAGATGGTTCTGATAATGGCGCTATAATATTTTACACAGCCGCTTCTGGTTCTGATGTTTCAGAACGTATGCGCATCGACAGCAGCGGCCAGATATTTTTCGGAACCACCGATGCGTCTATGTATAACAATTCGGGGGCTGGAAATGGCGGAGTTACCATCAACGCAGCTAATGGATTTTCAAAAGGTCTGATAGCTTGTGCGAGAGACAACGCGCAGCCTCTAGAAGTCAACAGATTGGCCAGTGACGGCACATTGGTTTCTTTTTCACAAGATGGAACCCAAGAAGGCACAATCTCTGTATCTGGCAGCACCGTTTCTTATAATGGTGGACACCTTTCCCGCTGGTCACAAGCCACTGACGGCAACCGCATCGACGGCCTTGTCAAAGGCACAGTGATGACCAACCTCGACCAGATGGCTGAGTGGACAAAGGACGGTGTGACAGAAGACAACGAGCAGCTTAACTGTATGGCTGTGTCATCCGTTGAGGGCGATGCAAACGTGGCTGGCGTATTCGTCAACTGGGATGATGACGACGAGGACTTCACCGCCGACATGAACATCGCAATGACCGGCGATATGGTCATCCGCATTGCTCAAGGCACGACAGTGGCACGAGGCGACTTGCTGATGTCAACAGGTGACGGCACTGCCAAGCCGCAAGGCGATGACATTGTTCGCAGCAAGACGATTGCGAAGGTGACCAGCACCACAGTTTCACACACATACGACGATGGCAGCTACCTTGTGCCGTGCGTCCTGATGGCTTGCTAAGGAGAACGCATCATGAGCAGAGCAAGAGATTTCGCAGACCTCGCCGGAAGCGCCGAGGCTGGTGGCCTGACTGGCAGGAACCTCATCATCAACGGTTCAATGGCGTGTTTCCAGAGGGCAACAGCAGCAACCACAATGACCAATGCCTATGGTGCGGTAGACCGCTTCAAAGGCTTTTCAAATGGCGGCGGTGCATTTACCGGCGAA